ATGACCACTTCAATAATCCAACATTCATTCCAAGATACCCCTGTATTTTTTCAGTCTGATGCGTTTCTTAATGCTACAGCCATAGCTAAAAAATTTAACAAGCGTCCAGCAGATTATCTTAAGTCTGATTCAACAATAAGCTACTTAGAATCAATTACGAGAATACTCGTAATTCCAGAAAATCAATTAGTTAAGGTCAAAAAAGGCTCTTCTGCTAATGGTGGCGGAACTTGGCTACACCCAAAACTAGCCATTGACTTTGCAAGGTGGTTAAATCCTGACTTTGCCGTCTGGTGCGATATGCAAATAGAAAAACTGCTTCATCCTCCACGCAACGCCCTAGTAGACCTCCCCACCCACCTACCTGCCAAAAAACAACACATTAAAAATACAGTGCTTGCCATTGCCAGAAAAAATGCAGAAGGTTATGGTGCTGTTTATAACCGATTATTTACTGCCCTTGGCATTGATAAGCTGGCAAATTTAAAAGATAGGCATTATATTCCGGCATGTAAGTATCTTAATGTTAAACCTCAGTTGTTTGAGGTGGAACTACTCCCCAAGCCAGAAGAAAAACAAGTCCAAGCTTTACCTGTTTATCCTGCATTACCCCTTCCAGAAAAGCGAGATTATAAAACCGCACGCGATTATTTGAGTAATATTAAGATATGGGCTAGAGAAACGAATAATAATGGGTTGGTAGATGACCTAAAAGCGGTTGATCGTTGTCTTGTTTCTGCTTGGACTGAGATGGATGAGGCGTTGTTCAGGTTCGAGCATGGCATCAGTTTTCTTAAGAGATGGCGCAATAAGTAGGCTGTTGGTGTTTAAGATGGAGTTATATTAATAATTGATGTTACGCACGTCTCAAATAGAATGCGACCTGTAGCACGCTAAGAAATTTGTAAGCTATTGATTTATAATAATCGGTGCGTAACATCAGATTTATAACTCAGTGGGAAAATAATTTGACATGTTTAAGTAATTTGTCTATGCTTTTACACACTGATACAAATCAGTACGGGATTGGCATCCTGATAACTTCACGGCGTAAGCCGCTATCATGCGGTTTTTTTATGCGTAAAATCTCAGTTTACCGTTATGTTGAACTGGGCGAGGCTCTCTTCGGAGGGGCTGGTTTCGTGAAGCCAGAATGCCAACCTTGCTCAGTTCGACACCACGATTGGCATCGTGTTGTCGAGTTTAAAAAACTTATTCACGGAGTCAACCATGACCGCATTAGCACTAGCATTCCAAAACACTAAATTCAATATTATTGACCGTAACGATCAACCTTGGTTAAAAGCAAGTGAAATTTGCTTAGCTTTAGGTTACGCAGATCAAAAAAGCATCAACCGTATTTTCTCTCGAAACAAAGATGAATTTACCGACAGCATGACAGGCATGGTCAAATTGACCACCCCTAATGGTGACTCACAGGAAACTAGAATATTCAGTTTAAGAGGTTGCCATCTTTTAGCGATGTTTTCTCGTACAAAAGTTGCCAAAGACTTTCGTCAATGGGTGCTTGATATTCTTGATAAAGAAACCCATAAGCCCAGTTCCCAAACCGACCAACCCCAACTCACCTACGCCACAAAAACCCAAAGAGAACCTTTAGTTAAAGCAGTGCGTAAATTTACCTTAACCGCGCAGAAAAAAGGACGTGTCATTGGCTTTAGTGATGCGCATACCATGATTAATATGCAGATGGGTGTGGATAATATAGAGCATCTCACCCCAGAGCAAATCCCCGAAGCCATCAAGATTGTCGGAACCCTGCTAAAAGAGGTGGTTATGAATGGCGAATACATCCCCAAAGGAGAAGCCGACCCAATCACTGAGCCAGTTAATCCAATAGTCTATGAAAAAATAAGCTATGAACAACGCCAACAAATCGCTAAGTCAGTGAATGATGCAATGTGCGGTTGGGTGTTAGACGGAAAAGGGACGCAACCGTTGCATAATTGTTTACGGGTTGTTTTTAGTATTGAGCGGATAGATGATCTGCCTGCAAAGGATTTTGATAAAGCCATTGAAATTATCGAAGAAGCAGGCAAGAAAAATATGCTTTTCTTGGGGCTGATGAGCGAATTAAAAGCGGAGTTCATTCAGGTGCATATCCGCCAAAACGCACCTTGGACCAGCGACCTAAAGAATAAATATAAAAAACTAATCAGCAAAACATTCCCGTCCAGACCCAACTGGCAACAATTGCAAAATGAAATTGAAAGTGAAAGTAAATTGCTGGCTTAGGTAGCTGTTATTTATTTACAGGTTGCTCTCGTTCCCACGCAGAGCGTGGGAACGAGGGCAAACACAAGTCAAACATCCAATACAACCCGTTTAACACCCGTTTAAAAATCGTTTTTAGGTTTTTTAGGTATATGGATAAGGGGAGGGCATAAAACGACGCTTAAAACGCGTCTGACAGAGTTAAAGATGATCGAGGCTCTGTTGTAGGTGTGAACTGATAATATCCAGTACTTCGCTCTCCCAGTCTGAGGGCAGGGCATTTTCTGGTATAAACGGTCTGGCGGGTATGTCGCCCCACGGCGCACCATTGCCAAATTCGCCTTTGGATGCACCGAATTGCTGCGTGGTCGCGTATTCTAAGTTAGTACCGACTTCATTAACACCGACTTCGACACTATTGCCGCTAACATTATGCGTGATACTGTTTTTTAATACGCCCGTGTATTGCAGTATCTTATCCGACCCGTTGCCGCTTCCGTGTCTGCGTCGTGCGATAGTGGTATCGGATAATCCTTGCCACGGCTGTCCATCGGGGGATTGTTCGTCACGGAAGTTTAATGCGATATTATCCGCAATGGTTTTTCCTATTTCATCAAGGGGTTGCTGTAGGTTCGTTAGCACCGCACTGAGATTATTCAATGCGGTGCTAACTTGGCGTGTGTCTAGTGTTATTTCAGGCATGTTCTGCTGATTTTAAACGCGCTAAATGCTTAACCATTGCTGCGTAAGAGTCGCGTTTGTCTTTCTGTAATAATTTTATTTCTGATACTGTTAGCATCCTGACCTGATTTAAGGATGTATCGGGCTTCTGATTCTGTAAGGGCGCTGAAGCCATAGCCGAAGTAGCCGACCCACCAGTGTTCAAGCTCATTATATTTGCTCCTTATTGCATTCAATGTATCGCGAGTTATTGCCAGCGTAGACGAATAGTTTTTGCCTGTCAATGTTGTCGCTGCTAGGGTGTTTATCCCATATTGCCCTATATAACCTCTCAAGTTTGCCAGCGTCCCTCCTTGAGTTAAGGTGTCATCAAGAATAATCGCATGACGCGCTTTTTTGTCAGGCACACCAGAAAAAGGGGGTGGAAAGGCAAGTCTAGAAAATCCATTTGCCCCTGTCCGCCCCACCTTAGCTGATTGTACTATATTCATATCCACAGCAAGCCCCAGCTTATCAGCAATAACAATCGCATACCCCAGCGGTATTCTGTTAATACTGATCTGCTCTTCTGCATGCACAGGAATAAGTAGTGGTTTTTCCCCTTTGGCAATGGCTCTTATTTTAGCAATCAATTCAGGTGTTACCAAATCATAAGCTAACGCCAATGACGCATCCAAATTGCCATTCTTAGCTGCATTATATTGAGGATGCCTGGCAGCATCGCCTAAAGGTCCATTAAGAATAACTTTGGGAAAATCTTCTGACCAGTCCATCCGATAAGGCGCTATTTTAGTGTCTCGCATAGAGAGTCCTGACAGTTTATTACGCAATGAAGTGCGCATAATAGCACTCCCTTTATTCTCGCGCTGGGCAACTGCTTTCTCAATGCCCTTAGTTAAATCTGCCCCTGGGTTATAGTCCCAGCCCTTATCAGGCTTCATTTTGCTTTTGCTGATTGCCTTATTTAAACCATTATTGCCACCGCTTCTACGCTGTGCTTGTTTTTCGGATAGCGATATAACGCGGCATCGACAATTTGATAGGACAAAATGGTTATCCTTAACTCCGCCATACGCTAGAATAGTACCACTCTTAGTCTCTAAGTCGTAAACATAACCATGATAATTAAAGAATCTGACATAAACAACATCATTAGTTTTTACAAGTCCGGCATGTCTATTGGTGATTGTGTTAAAAGCATCGGGATTAGTTATAGGGTCGCCAATATAATCATCAGTGATGCTTGCGTCAAGCGTTCCAAATCTGATGCTAGTAAAGCTGGTTTTGCTAATTCTACTCCTAAACGAAGAAAGCCAATCCCAAAACATATCCTCTACCTCTACCTGTCTGGCACTAGCATTAAAAATTGTTCTGCACTTTGCGATATAAGCCATAATACGCTGACTAAATATCTTAAAGAAGACGGTGTATTTAGGACAAAAAAAGAACAGAACGCCCTGACTAGCGTTAAACTTAAAGGTAGGGAAAGACCAGAACTTCATAAACCTATCCCCGATTTCATAATTAGCGAATACACCAACGGGGGAACAATTAACGGGCTTGCAAAAAAACATCATATTTGCGGAAAGCGTATTACAAAATTTCTTAAGGAGAACGGGGTTATTGTTGACGCGGAAGCAAAAAGAAAGCAACTTTATACGCCCGAAGAAAGACTGGCATGGCAATCGAAAGCATCTGCCGAGGCGTTCAAAGCTACTGGAGGGAAAAAAACTAAGAAGTGGTCTGAAACAAGAGCTAAAAATCTTTCTTGTATCGGATTTGGGGAGCTGGAAATTATTAGTGAACTCTCTAATCTCGGATTTCAAGTTAGCCATCAAACTCCTATCGACTCCTACAACATCGACATCACCTTTGATGAACTCAATATCGCCATAGAGGTTCACAAGGGTTCTTGGCAAGGTCGCTCTGATATGTCCAGAAAGAGAATCGAACACTTGCTTGATCGTGGGTGGCGTATTATTTATATCCATCTCTCCAGAAGTGGAGCAGGTTCTAATTTCCCCAACATAGCTAATAAGCTTGTTTCCTTGTTTGATTTTATCAGAAGCAACCCAACCGCCACTGGTCAATATGGGGTGCTGAGCCGTAACGGAGATGCTAGAGCCATCAGAGGTGATTATTTCAACGGCTTGACCAGAATAAAAGGCTTTTAGCCCAAGTAGTACATTTCCACTCACTCGCTGTTCTGGAAGTATTGACCTAAATCCATTACTTGGTGTGTGAGCATCCCAAAAGCTATCATCTGCTCTACGAATAATCCCATCCATCGCGGCATGAGCAGGACGCACACGGCTATCATTAATCGCATCGTACATTAGGTAAGGTCTGGCATTGACTGTGCTTTGTAGTTTTTCCCACCTTCCGCGGTTGTAATTATTCTGTATATTTGTGCGGAAAATATTATCCAGTCGGTGCGCGGGCAAGTCTAACACGCCATTTTGCAGTATTTCTTTTTTCCATTTGTTGAACGATACGCCACGCTGTAAGCCAGTGGCTAATGAGTCGCGCACTTGTTCCAGCTGGTCCAGTGCGGTAATCCCTGCGATAGAAAAGGCATGTTGACGTGCCAAACCTTGCAGTTCACCGTAATACGTGTCAGGTAGAACGACATGACGCTTTTGCGCGGCATTGATTGCTTCGTGAAAAGGGGTATCAAACGCCAAGTTTAATGGCTTAGGCATCCGTATAGCCCATGACATCGGCGGCAAACAATGCTTTTTCTAAGGTTTGGCTAAACTTTGTTAAGTCGCTGGCACCCATAACAACAGCTAAACGCTGTTCTAAATCTTCAGGACTGCTTGCCGCTCTGATAGCAGCCGCGATAACCTCGCTTTCAATCGGGCTGATATGAGGCATAGCATCCGCTAGATTTTCGATAGCTTGTTGCTCAGGGGTAAATTGCTGTTTTTGGCTTTTTAACGCTGCCATTGCCGCAACAGGTGAAGTAGCCGCACCCCCTAACACCGCTTCTCCTTTCTCTGGCAAGGGTATTTTTAACTTATCATGCACATAACTAATGGGTATTTGTGCGCCACTTTGTGCGAGTTTCGGCAAGGCATCGGCATATAAGGCTAAATCATCGGTTTCTTGTGTATCAAACTTCCATTTAGGGCAACGTTCCTCTGCAAATAGGCTATTCAGCATTGCCACAGGGTAAACTAAATCACGCGTTAGACTAGAGGCTAATTGCCGCGCGTCATTATTGCGAATATCTAGGCGCACTTCATTATGCACTGTTCCCAACGCTTGACTGCCGCCTTTGCTGTCCATAGTACTGAGTGCATTGCCTAAAATCACTTTAGACTGTGTGGCTTCACACCAATCCACCATCAACTTAAACGGGTCGCCACTGGCAGATGATGCCGCATTTATAAAGTCTATTTGCATAGAATCAGGAATAATCCCGCCGGCATTATGACCAATGCCAATAATGGCACGCATCAATGTTTTCTTTTCTTTATCGGTTGCGTTGGTGCTGTATTTCCCGACCTTTATAGGTAACCCGTAAATCTCTAACAGCTCTGCCAGATCACGAACCGAATAGTTTTTATATAAATAGGGCCATGCTAAGGCTCTATGAATGCCTGTGCGCACTAAATGCCCCGACCGACTTTTGTGGATATGTACAATCCAGCCCATTTTTTGCAGTTCATCGCCGTATAAATGCTCAGTGGTGCGTAATCTGATTTTATCGGGGTGGTGCGGGTTAACGGTAAACCAGCGCGGCGAACGGTGTTTGACTTCGGGGAACCAGTCTGTTTTATCTTGTTTCCATTCCAGCTCTAAACAGCTATAACCGTGACCAATGGCATCCAAGGCATCAAACAGTATATCTTCAATATCCAACTGGTTTCTAATGCGAAATTCCAGTTCTGCGCTGGCTTTTTTTTCGGCTTCGCTGGCATCATGTGGCGGTTGTAACTGCCAATCCAAGCCTGAGACTGCCATTTTTCGCTTGTGCATTTCTGCCTGAATATGCCCGTCCTTTTCTTCCATATCCATAAACAATTCCGCTTGGGCGATTAAATTGCCTTGTTCGGCTTGTTCTAATATTGAGTGTAACCGCTGTGGCGTAAGCCCTTTTGATGGATGATTAGCAAACTCACGCTTCAGTATCACTGACTCAGCTGTTTGTTCTTTTTGTAGCGTTTTCTTGCTAAAAAACTTATTAAATAAACCCATTACCATGCTCCCTGACTAAAACTATTTTGATTGATTTCTGTGTATTCTATTTTTTCAAACTTCATGACTTCTTCTAGCGCATAACGCACAGCATCAATGACATGATTGTTTGCATCTTGAATTATTGGTAACACTTCGTTGGTTAATCTATCGCGTTTATAGCTATAAAGTCTAAATTCATCAAGCGTATGCTGACAACGTGGGTGTACGATGATTGTGTACGATTTGAGAAAATTAACCCCTTCTTCTACACTGCCTTTGCCTTTTTTTGAGCCACGCACATAAAAGCCGTTGTTATTCATATAGCTTATGGTTTCTGGTCGTGCTGAGTCCGCTGTTATCTTCCAGCGTCTAGCGTCTGGGACTTGATCGAATAGCTCAGGTAAATCGTTTATTTCCACGCCAACGGCATACGCCTCATAATCAATATATAGCTCTCGCTTATCTTCATCAATCCACATTCTAACCAGTGTTGAAGGGTCAACCGCAAAGCCCCAGTCGGCTCCAAAATATAAAGTACAATCTTCAGGTGGTTGTATCGTGTCGTCTACTCTGAATTT